GCGGATGTTCTCTGCGGGGGTGGCGATGATGGTTCCCTTGGCGACCTTGGAGGTCACGATGATGTCGTTGACGCCGAGGAAGGACGCGAGGTAGTTGATGCCGTAGAGGTTGGCAAGCCCCACGTTCGTCTTGCCGAGGTAGTCGGCAATGTCGAAGCGGTTGACGAAGTGCAGGATGCGGTCAGCGCCGCCGAAACCCTTCGTCTCAATCTCGTCATCGAGGGTCGCGTCGGTCTGCGCGAGGGCATCCTGAAAATCGGTGCCAGTCGCGGTGCCAGTGCCGTTGCCGAGGAAGGTGAAGAAGTTGGCGAGGATGGCGCTGCGAATGTCCTTGAGCATCGCGTTGTCGGTGCGGACAACGGCCTGCTCGTAGGTTCCCTTGAGGATGGCGTCGGCGGTGGTGCGCTTGCGGTACGGCACGAGGGTCAGCTCGCCCACGGGCGTCTTGGTGACCGCGTACTTGGACAGCGCGACCTCGTCGCCTTCGATGTAGGCGGTGCCAGACGAGGAATCGGCGGTGGCGGAGTTGTTCAGCGCACCAGTGACCTGATACTGGTACAGCGCGGTGCCAGCGGCCATGACCTGCGGCTCGGCAAGGCCGAGACGGGAGATGAAGTCGTAAGTCTCGCGCTCGAAGTTCGACAGGAACTCCACGTCGAGAGCAGTGACAACATCGGTGCTGAGGATGGTGTTGGTGGTAACTGCCATGTCTTTCTCCTTACTTGTAAAGCTCGGGATGGGATGCGCGAGCACGGATTCGCTCCATCTGGTTCGGGATGCTCTCGATGGACTCGCGCGTGACGGCGGGGGTGGTTACCTCTCCGCCATCGGGGACGGACTTGGCGTTCAGACCCGAAGCGAGGATTGCCTGAGCGTGCTCCTGCATCTCCTCCTTCGTGCTGCCGCGCAGCACGGAAGCGGGGACGTGCGTCTCCGCTGCGATTTCCGCCGCCCATGCGCGGGTCTGCTCGGCCTTCTCATAGGCTTCGACCTTCGCCTGCGCTGCGGAAAGCTCCTCCTTGGTGCGTTCCAGCTCCGACTTGCCCTGCTCTTGCAGCTCGTCCCACTTGTCGGCCTTCTCCTTGAGCGCTTCGAGCTTGTCGAAGTTCTCCTTGGAGCGGGCTTCCCACTTGCGGGATTCGGCCTTGAGCTTCTCGGCTTCCGCCTTCCAATCAGTCTCCTGTGCAGGGGTCTGCTCGTTCGGCGTTGTCGGGGTCTGCTCGTTCTTGTCCTCTGCCATGCTTTTCCTTTCTCCGTGCGGATAGGGGTTGCCCCGTGCGGGGCGGTGCGGCGGTAGCTTAGGGACTGGCCCCGTTCGCGCCCGCCGCGTGGTCTGCCGTGTCTTTCGGGCGCACGGCCTGCCGATGAAAAAAGCCGCCCGAAGGCGGCGATTTCCCGTCCTTATAAAAGGGGGTTAGGCTGCTGTATAGGTGTGCGCCCCCACTGGTATCGCAGCGTTGGCGGCGTATATCGCTCCGTTCTCGTTCGCCATTCTCACTGGGAACTTGGCTCGATAGCTGGACGTTGATGGGATGGCCCATCCCACTCCTGTGACGAGCTTCTTCAAGGCCGTCGCGCCAGCTAGGAAGTTCGCGCGTGTGTTCGTGGTGTCCGCCACGATAACGTTGCTTAGGTCAAGCTCCTCAAGACTCGCGCAGTTCTGGAACATGCTCTGGCAGGTGCCGAGCTTCATTGTCGGCAACGTCAGCGTCTCCACTCCGCTGTTGAGGAACATCGAGGTCGTGGCCACGGAATCTGCGGTGAACCTGCTGCCCGTGAAATCGACGGTCTTAAGCCCTGTCCTGTTCCTGAACATGTAGGTCGCATCGGTTGCGCCGAACGTCTTACCGCTCAGGTCGATGCTCTCCATCTCCCCAGCCGTCGCGGATGAGAAGGTCATGAAATAGCCGAGATTTTCGACGTTTGAGAAGTCGAAACCAGAGAAGTCGAAGCCAGTGAGGGAGGCGCATCCGTAGAGGAAATATCGCATGTTCGTGACCTTCGAGGTGTCGATGTTCGTCGGCAGGTCGATGGTCACAAGGTTCGTGCATCCTCGGAACAGGTCTTGCATATCCTCGACGTTCGACGTGTCGAAGCCCGTCAAATCAAGGCTCGTGAGGTTCGCGCACAGGTAGAAGGCATATGACATGTTCGTGACGTTCGAGGTGTCCAGACCAGTCAGGTCGATGCTGGTCGCGGGGCTTTCCGAGAACATGTACCTCATGTTCGTCATCTTGGCGCTGTCCGACCATCCGCTCTGGATGCTCCCTATGGCCGCTACGAAATCGTCGGGCCATGCGAGCGAAGCGGACGTACCGCTTTTCGCCCTGATGGCGTCGGCTACATCCACGAACTCCGTGCTATCGGCTAGGAGCGGGGTTCCAGCCATCAGAACCTCCAATTCGACGCGCTCTGGATGTTCACGGAGAGCGTGCCGTCAGAAGTAACGGCCAGCCCGTTTCCGACTTTCACGGTGCCAGCAGCGGTGGTCGTGGCGACAGGCGGGGTATAGGCGGAAATCTGCGCGTTGACCCACGCCTTGAGCTTCGTGAGGAAGCGGGAAAGCCCCGTGGCGTTCACATACTTGTCTGCCATGACGCCCCCTTACGCGAACAGGGCGTCAATCTCAGCCGTGGTCATCGCAACGAGGTCCGCCTTAGCCCAGTACAGGCTGGTGTCCACGTAGGTGCCGAGCGCGTCCCATGCCGTGCCGTTCCATGCGAAGTTCATGCCGCTGTCCTGCACGTCGTACACGTCTCCCACGGTATTGCCCGATGCGGGGAGCGCGGACTGGGTTGCCACGCTTCCCTTGTACCTGTAGGCGGAGGAGACGGCTGCGGAGATGGCGGCGGATACCTCGGATGCGGTCTGGTAGCCGCTGTCGTTGGTAACGTCCGATACCTTCGTGGGGACGGCGATGTTGACCGTCTTGTTCGTGATGGTCTGCGCCGTGCCGTTGACCTGAATCACGTCGATTTTGCCGCCGTTGGCACCGACGTAAGCCTGAGTTGCGAACGGTGAGTTGCCGTCTCCGTCGTTCGTGAGGTCGGAAACCTTCGTCGGCACCGTCACGTCCACGGCCTTGTTGACGGGCGTGAGCGCCGTGCCGTTCACCTTCACAGTCTCGATGACGTTCGGCTCGCCGCCCTCGGAAACAATGTCATCCACGCGGGCGGATAGGGCGTCGAGGTCTGCGTCGGTGGCGAAGATGTTGGAGATTCGCCCGTGGTAGTACGCGAGGTCGGTCGCGTTTACGTACTTGTCAGCCATGCTGCTCCTATCCGTATATCATCTGGTCGATTTCCTGCTGGGTCATAGCTTCGAGTCCGAGCTGCTTGAACGTCTTGTTGCCAACGAGCGTCACGTCCTCGATGCTCGGCTTGTTGATGAGCGCTTCGTAGTTGGACGTACCCGACGCCTTCCCGATGCTCAGCGATATGCCCTGCCCGCTTTCGACCGAAAGCCCGAGGGAGGGCGCTGATTCGATTGCAAGGCTCGTGGTGCGGCCTTCCCCGCCTATGTCGAGCGTTATTCCGCCTTCGCCCTCCACGTCGAGGTCGATTTCCCGTCCGTCGCGGACGTCGAGCGTCATCCCGCTCACGGCATCGCCTGCCGATACAGGTTGTCGTACACGGTCAGCACGCCCTTGGCGGATGTGTCGCGCTCCGTGTCGCTGTAGTACACGTTCACCTGAATCTCGGCGGTGCCTGCCTTGAACTTCCCCGTCTGCTCCTGCGTCATGTGGACGTTGATTGTCTGGGCGTCCACGTCGATGCCGAGCGAATCGTCGGTGAGGTCTACGCGCCCGTAGGGTTGGTAGATGGAAACGACCACCTTGCTGTAGTCCTCAAGCGGGTTGCCGTCCCCTGTGAGCGTGATGGCAAGGTCTGCCGTCTCCCACATATAGAAGCCTGCCATGAGCTACCTCCTACCAAACGTCCCTGCCGAGACGCGCCCGCATGTTCTCCCGTTTGAGTTCGTCCATCGCTTCCCGCGAAAGACCCTCGCGGGATGAAATCTCTTTCCATTCGTTCCACATCGTATAGAGGGTGTCGGTGTCGTACCCCTCGATGTAGGTGTCCTCGATGAGCTTGCCGCCGTCGTAGTGGACTAGGCACGGCACCACGATGCAGTCGCAGTGGGCGTGGACGTGGTTAATATCTTCCGCGCTGCTGCCCATCGCCGATTCCTCGGAGATGTACACGGCCCCTCGGCTTGCGAGCATCAAGCAGAAGTCGCACGTCTCGATGCCCTGCGGGATTCGGCGGTAGCGCACTTCGTAGCCGCCCGTGGAATACCCATCGGCACCGTACACGAAGGCGTCCTGCCCCGTCTCCACGTCAAGCTCAACGTGGTTCATGCCCACGCCAGCCTGATAGAGCATCGTCCTCATGCCAGTGAGGTACACGATTCCAGCAGCGCCAGCCGCCATGCCGTCGATGAAGCCGTCCAAATCGTCGTGGACTATCTTCTCGGCCTGATGGTGGCCGATGCGCTCCACTTCGCCACGGGAGTAGATGCCGTGGGGCATGGAAGCCTTTATGTCCGCGCCAGACCACTCCATCACGTCATCGAAGAAGTCAACGCTCGCGGCTGCGGCGGCTTCGCCGTAGGTCGCCAGCGCGGCGAACAGCAGCTCGTTGCCGTCATTCCGCCACGATGCCACCGCTCTGTCTCGACCCTTCATTGCTGATAGCTCCTGCGACACGAACCGCCGAGCCAGCTCCTTCTGACGCGACAGCTCCGCCGAGTACGCCTGTATCGCTTTGAGCGGTATCGTCGGCAACGCTTACCTCCATGAACGAGCGCCCCTGTATGCGGCGCTTCTCGTTGAGCATCCTTCGGATGGTCGCTTGGTCGAAGCCCATGCCCTCAAGGAACTCCTCGGTTTCCGCCAGCCACGGGGCTGCGGTAGCCCACTTGAGCCATGCGTCGCCAGCCGCGCCGATGTTGGGCATCAGCGGGTTGTGCCACTTCACCATCACGCCGAACTCATCGTCCGATAGGTCATCGAAGGACGCCTGCGGGCCACGGTCGAGGGCAAGGGCCATGAGCGCCACGTTGCGCATCGCCCTGCCGTTCTCACGGTTCATCTGCTCGGCGAGCTGCACGAGGTCGCGCTCGGCCATCTGCATCGCTTCCGCCGAATCGGGGTTGTCCGAGACGATGCCGAGCGAATGGAGCGGGATGCCCGTATAGCCCGAGAACTCGTTGGCGAGCGCCCTCGCGTAGTCGATGTGCGGCTGCATGGAGCCTTGCGGGAGCTGCCCGTACTGGGGAACGTCCCCGTCCTCGTCCTTGCTCACGAGGAAGATGTTTCCGATGTACGCCTGATACCTGTCCATCTCGAAGGCTTCATCGTCGGCCCCGAGAAGGTAGCGGGCGGGCGTGGTGAAGAACTCGGCGGATAGCTCGGAGCGCATGTCCTCGCGGAGCTTGCGCATCGTCACGCTCATAACGGCGGGCGATATGCGCGAGCGTCCGAACGGCCTGCCCATAGCGGGCTGGTACACCATCGGCTCCATGAGCGGCCTGCCCATGCTGTGATAGTGGTAGTCGGCCACCCACTCCCTATCGGCGTCGCGCGTTATCACCACGGTCGCTTCGTCGGTGTAGAGGTTCACAATGTCGGGAACCTCCATGCCGTGCCGCTTGCTGTAGCTCTTGTGGATGACGGCCATGCCGCACTCGATGCGCTCCTTCTCGCCGTCCCAGAGGAGAGCGGAGGTTTCGTAGGAGTGCGTCTTGATGGACACCTGAGAGCGCCCGATAGGGTTGCGCGAGAGCGTCCACGCCATGCCCGAGTGGATAAGCTCGGAGGTAGCCGCCTGCGCGTACTTGTTGATGAGGTCGTTGTCCCTCACGATGCGGCGGAGGTCATCGTCCTGTGCGCCCGACTCGAACACGAAGCCGTCGGGGATGGAGCGTGCCGCCAGCATGTCCACGGCCTTGGAGGGCCATCCGCAGGCCGTGCGCAGCTTGCTCTCCAAATCCTCGGAGATTGCCACGCCGATGTTCTCGGCATTGATGTGCATGGAGTAGAAGTCCCTGCGCAGCCTGTTCTTGGGGTACGTGCGATGCCATACCTCCACGAGCTTGCCCATGCGCTCAGCGTCCCTGCGGGAAAGGCCGCGTGCTTCCCAAACCTTGTCCATGCTGGTGTTGAGCGTATCGTCAACCCTCGGCATCATCTCACCCCACTCTTAGCTTCCTGCCAGCTTTGCGCTTTGTGGTCATCAGTCCGAACAGGGCGAGCGATACGGCTTCGACGGGAGTGGAGTCCTCTCCGCCTATGCCCCATGCGCCCCTGTCTCCTATCTTGCGGCGCTCAGCCGTGAGCACCGAGTTGAGCAGCCTGTCCTGCTCGGAGAACCAGTTGAGGTTGTGCGTCTCAAGGTTGCTCTTGAACATGGTCGCCGCCGTAGCCACGTCGTTCGACTTCGGGGCGATGATTCCCTTCTTGGGGAACCGCTTGTTGCGGATAAGCTCGTTGATGAGCACGTCGCGCCCGTACATGCCGTCTATCACGACGCAGGACGCCTTCTCCTTCATGCCCTCGATTTTGTCCGCCAGCCAGTCTATGCTCTCCCTGCCCGTGCCTACCTCAAGGAGCTGCATGTAGTAGGGCGAGCCTGCCTTCTTCGCCACGAGCGCGATGGATGCGCACGAGCCGTCCGTGGCGAACTTCACGCCGAGCGACGTTTTCACGTCTCCTTGGAGGAGGGCGGCGGCTTCGTCCTTATCAAGCGCCGTAGCTTCCATGTCGCTCTTGGCGAACAGGGAGGATTCCTCAAGCGTGAGCCACCAGCCCAGACGCTCCCTAGCGAATCCGTCGGGCGTGAGCTTGGCGTACTCGACCGCAGCGAAGTCCTCGTCCAGCCGCGTCCCCATAGCGGGGTTGGTCGCGTACAGGTCGGGCAGAACGTCCTCGTATTTCAGCCCTACCTCGGGCGGTCGCTCCACGCTCCACTCGTACCAGCAGCTCTTGCGAAGCTCGCCCGATATGGCCTGCTCCCGCGTCTTGCGGAACTCGGTGCCAGTCAGCGTCGGGTCGGGCGGGGTGCCAGTCCAGATGGTCTGACGGCTACCCGTGGAGGATGCGGACAGCACCGAGAGCATCGCTTCCATGTGCTCGGCGGTGCATCCCTGCGCTTCGTCTATGACGAGCACCTGTATGTCATCGAAACCTCGCCCGCCTTGGTTGGAGCGCGTGGCGAACTCCACCATGCCGCCGTTGGTAAGCTCGATTGCTTCCTGGCCGTTGGCGTGGCGCACGAGACGCGCCATCTTCCGAAGCTCGGGCTTGGAGCGCGGCCCCTCGAAATACTCTGCGAGACGCGCGAAAGCCTTCCTCGCCGTGTTGACGCGGTGGGCGGTGTGCAGCACATGCCAGCCCAGCACCGTGGCGCAGAACAGCTCGAATATCTCAATGCAGAAGTTCTTGCCGTTCTGACGCGGCATGAGCAGGCCGCATGTGATGCAGACGGGCTTGCCGTACTCGTCGCGTGCCAACCAGTCGTTGAGGACGTTCTTCTGCCATTCGTCCAGCGGATAGGCGTATACCTCCGCGAGACGGGCGGCATCGTCGCCGTAGGTTATCTCGTAGTCGGGGCAGACCCTAATGCGCGGCTCTTGACTTCCTGTCGGGTGCGTCCGCGTATCCACCTTGAATGACTTCAAACGGCGTCACCCCCTCGGAGACGTTCGCCTGCTTCTCAGGCTCCTCGGACTGGCCCAGATAGGACTTGCCGAGCAGCAGGAGCATCGAGTTGTTGCCGTCCTTCGCGGCGGCTACCTGCGCTGCATGAAGCTCCGCCCTGCCTTGGGCGGCGAACACGTCTGCGGCTTCCTCCGCGCCCATGCCGAACTCCCGCTGGCATAGGTCATCGAGCTGCTTCTCCGTAAGGCGCTCCGCCTTGCGTGCGTCATCCAGCTCCGTGAACGTCTTGAGCATCGAGCGGATGCGCTCTGCCTGTGCGTCCATATGTCACCAATCGACGGGGGAGGGGGGAACCTCGAACTTAGGCTCCTTCGCCTTCCCTTGCTTCCCCTCGTAGAGCTTGTCCGACTTGATGCGGTTGCACCGCCTGCACAGCACTTGGATGTTGCGCGGGTCAACGCACATCTGAGCCTTGAGCGGCGCTGGAATCTTCGAGACGGGGATTATCTCGTCAAGCTCCGCGCTGTTGGGCTGGTAGGGGCGCTCCCAGTCGAGCCTTACCCCGCACGAGGGGCAGACCTCGATGCCAGCGCGTTTCAGGCGCTCCCTTAGCTTGCGTCTGGCGTTGAAGTTGGCGTAGCGGATGTTGCTCGAAGGCATGTGCCGCTCCATGAAAGAAGGGAGTCGCTACGCGGCTCCCTTAAACGTTTCCCACAGGCTATCAATATCACAGTTTCAACGGCTCGGCCCCGATTATTTTGTGCCAACGCCGACTGATTTGTGCCAACCCTGCCCGATTTGTGCCAGCGAACCATATATCGCGGGCGTGCGCGTTCTTTTAACAGGGGAAACTTGCCGCGAAGCGGCAAAAAAATTTGCTGGGGAGATATTGCTGCA